ATGCAAAAAAACAATGTAAAAAATGAGGTACTCAATATCAGTGATTACTACAGATCACTTGATAAAAAAGAAAAGGCCAAATTATTAAACTATCTGATGAGGGTGTTTGATTTCAAATATGCAACCCTCAACACAAAATTAAATGGGCACCGCGAATTTAATCGTCGCGATGCAGAAGTTATTAACAAAGTTATAGTTCATGAATTATGGAAGCAAGACAGATAGAATTCTTCGTGTCACCACAGGGTATGGTTTATTTCTATGGAAAGAACCAGGAGATCATTAGATATGACATGGAACAGCCTGAGTTGATAAGATTAATGGCTCAGATGATACAGACTGTATATCCTGAAGCTTATGAATATCTTTTCAATAATTTCATCAAGAGTGAGAAAAATAAACTGTATCATCAGTTCCTCATAACTGAGAGATTCATTAGATGCAACTTCGGTGCTAATGACACTCTCAATTATGACATCAATCAGGGAATGATGAATTTGGAGAGAGTGAATTGCCCACTCAGAAAATGTTGTAAGGAGGAGAATATTGTATGCAATCCAAAAGTCAAGTCTCCGTTCTTCCCGAAAGAAACTGAAGTTGCTAAAGTATTCGCTAAAGGATATGTAGCCTCAGAGGTTGCTGATATATTAGGCAAATCATTGCATACGGTCACGTCGCAATTGCGTAATATGACTCGGCGACTTGGCTTGCGCTCATCGCGAGAAATCATCAAGATAGTTCATCAGCGCAACTTATGAATTGCCATCATTGCAAGTTTCATAGAAACTGTATCAATGGAGCTTGGTGCACAAATCTGAAGGCTTATGTTGAGCATCAGTTGATAGAAAATTGTTCGTATTATGAGGAAAAAAACATTCGTCGAGAGCCATAAAACCTGCGCATGGGCCAAAGGAAACACTTGCAGGTTCTGGGGGTGCTCGCATCGAGAACTATACAAGGATATAGAGAGTGATCATGATTATGAGTTTTTCATGGAGAACTCAAAGTGTACTAATTTCAAAAAGCCTAAAAAATGAGATATACTGATATGAAGTTTCGATACTGGTCAGACAGACAGATTAAGAGTAAATGGAACAATCGGGGGGGCAGATATAAGGATGCCCTGACATACCTTATACTGGAGCGGAGTATGACTTTCGATAGGAGGCTAAGATTTTTCGTTAACCAGGATATAGCCAAAATTATGCGCAGAATAGTATAGTATTTTCAGTTTAGCTGATTACAATCTATTTTTGCAGAAGAAATATTCGTGATATGATCAGACAAGATATTATTGACAGAATTATAAGTGATGTCAGCATTCTTGAAGTCGCAGAGAATGGTGGCGTCAGCTTCACCAAAAAAAGCAGGTCAAGACATTGGGCTTGTTGTCCATTCCATAATGAGAGTGGGCCTTCTTTCTATGTCGATACAGCCACTAATACGTGGCGCTGCTTCGGATGCCATTCTGGTGGCAATGTCATCTCTCTTTACAGAAAATTAGAGAATGACCTGCCTTTCCCAATAGCATGCCGAAACTTGGCAAAAAAATACCTCAACGAGGATATTGAGGACGATTGGAAACCAAGCAATGAGGAGTTGGAGAAACAGAAGGAGCAGGATGCCATGCGCATAGTCCTCAATTATGCTCAGTCATATTTTGTTGACTGCATACACGAGAACACTCCAGGAGCTGTTCAGGCAAGGGAGGCTGTTAAAAAACGTTGGGGTGAGGATGCCATAGAGACGTTTGGCATAGGATATGCGCCAAGAGAAGGCTTCATGACCTGGGCCAAGAACAAAGCTCTTGACCTTGATTTATTGGAGCAGGTCGGTCTTATTGGCGAGGGTGAGCGTGGCAAATATGCCATGTTGCGCGATCGCTACACCATACCGATATATGACAAGATGAGCCGGATCATCGGCTTCACCGCTCGCACCATGAGCGACAACAAGGACATCTGCAAATATCTTAATCTCAAAAACAGCATTGTCTATCACAAGGACACTTCCGTTTTTGGTATCAACCTCGCACAGAAGCAGGCGAGGATTCAAGATAAGTTCTACCTTGTTGAGGGTGGCCCTGACGTCATCAAACTGCAGTCTATTGGCATCCTAAATACTGTTGCATCGCTTGGAGGTGCCTGGACACCCAATCAGCTGAAGCAGTTGTTCAAGTTAGCACATAAGGTCATATTCATTCCAGATGCTGATACTCTGAAGGAAGGAAATAAATATCCTGCAGGTACAGTCAATGTCTTTCAAAATGGTAGAGCTGCTCTCGAGGCTGGATTCACGGTCAATGTGCGTGAAATACCTGTTGACTACCCTGCGCCCAAAAAAGAAGATCCGGATTCCTGGATAAAAGACAAAGGGCATTTTGAGCAGATGAAAGATGAGGAGTTCATCTTCTGGTATTGTACTCGTAAGTATTGGCCAACACCTGAGGATATAGAGAACTACACTACCGAAGATCGTATGTCAGCTATAGCTGATATATGCTCGCTCCTCATGCTTGTCAGAGACGAAGATACACAGAGCAGCTATCTTGAAGCTCTCTGCCGCAAGTATAATCATAACCGGGAGTGGAAGAATACACTCAAGCGTGCCAAGACTGCAGCTGTGGCCGAGAAGCAGGAGAAGGAGCGCAAGGGTGACATGAGCATGCTGCGTGAATTCGGATTCACCGAGCATGACAATTGCTATTTTGGAACGAACAAGGAGGGTGATGAAGTGCAGTGGAGCAACTTCAAACTGAAGCCACTCTTCCACATACGTGATGACTTCAATCCTGTCAGACTCTTTGAAATTAACAACAACAATTCAGAGACACAGCCACGTCTCATAGAGTTGAATATGGAAGAGATCACGTCAAGCAGCTCACTTCGTAAGCGCCTGTTCGGTATGGGTGATTATATATGGATGGCCAAGGATGAGCAGCTCATCAAGTTATTAGGCTATCTCGGAAGAGTCACAGAGACTGCAGATCCTATCAAACAGCTTGGGTGGCAGCGAGAAGGTTTCTATGCGTTCTGCAATGGAGCCATTGAGCAAGGGTCATGGGTTCCCATCGACGATATGGGAATATTAAGACTCGCTGCAGGCAAGTTTTATCTTCCGGCCATGAGCAAGCTCAACATCGACAGCCGGGAACTATATGTCAATGAGAAGAAGTTCCGGCACGAGAAGATGACAGATTCACCTACTACACAGAAAGAATTCTTTTCCAAGGTTGTGCAGGTGTTCGGTGATAACGCCAAGGTAGGCTTGTGCTTCTACATAGCTACACTTTTCAGAGATATTGTAATTGGGAAGTCAAGAAGTTTTCCTCTTCTTAATGCCTTTGGCCCGAAAGGTTGTGGAAAAACTGAATTTGCTGCGACGCTGATGAATTTCTTCTATAAATATGAGACGAAGTACGAGCCACTTTCTATCACCAATGCATCCATGCCAGCCCTGTCTGATTATGTGGGTAGTGTCAATGATGCATTGGTGCATATCGATGAATATCAGAATGCCATCGACAACCGCAAGGTGCAGTGGCTCAAAGACCTTTGGAATGGTATTGGCCGCACCAAGATGAATATGGAGAAAGACAAGAAACTGGTGCAGGCTAAAGTTGACTCAGGCATCATCCTTACTGGTCAGGAAATGCCTACTGCAGATATTGCGCTCTTTACTCGAATTATCTATCTTACATTCGATAAGGGTGAGCACACAAGAGAGGAGAAAATGAATTTCGCAGAGCTGGAACGATATCGTCAGATAGGAGCGACACATATCACACTTCAGCTACTGAAGCATAGAGAACAATTCCAGGCTGCTTTCGGTCTTGCATGGAAAAAAGCATCTGAAGATCTTGAGAATGTGTTGGAGAATGATAACATTCTCGACCGCATCATGACCAACTGGACTGTTCTCGTTGCAAGCTATCTCGCCATAAGAGATTACATAGAGTTCCCATACACTTATGATGAGCTGCTCTCTGTCGTTGTCGCAGACATCAAGCGGCAGAACTCAATGTGTAATTCGACAGATGAGGTGGCTGGGTTCTGGAATATCATCAATGCTGCAGTCCAGATGGGAGAGCTGCGCAAGGACCAGGACTTCAAAATCAAATTGGTCGGTAACCTGTCAACCAATAAGACAAAACTTGACAACTGGTCACAGCCGAAGAACGTCCTCATGATACGCAAGGACATAACCATGGCCATTTACCGCAAGTTGGGCCGTTCCATGGACGTGAACCTACTGCCGAAAGAGTCGCTGCTGCATTATCTGCAGATTGGGCCAGAGTTCTATGGCACGGCCAAGAACGCAGAGCGGTTTAAGAAGTTTGGCCCGAATGGCCTCCCGGAAACGGTTGAGAAAAAAGATGAGAATGGTGTAATGGTTGGCCGACAGACATTATGGTATAAAGACAGGCCACTCTGTTTCGATTATGAGATGATATCTATGCGATATGGTATAGACTTCGAGACAGAGGCTGGTGATGAGGAAAAAGAGAAGGCCACAAAAGACCCTTACATCATGACAGATGACGAGTTGAAAGAGGCTGGATTGCCCATTATAGGTTTTTAGTTATTGTTTAGATCATATCCTTAGCCCTGGGGAAGAAGGTGTTCTTCCTCGGGGCTTTTTGTGTTCTTATGACAACATTTTCTTGCATACATACGAACCCCTTTTTCGTTGTGGCATTTGTGGCATTTGTGGCATCGTTGATTTTCAGCGGTTTAGAGGGCTGTGGCATTGTGGCATTTATGTGGCATTTTGTGGCAACGTATTGGGCAGTCCAAAGGGAGTTGTGGCATTGTGGCATTTTATTTATATAATGTGGCATTTATATAAATAAGATAATATCTGATAATCAGATACTTATAAAAAATGCCACAAATGCCACAACTGAAACGGGCATTTTTAGGTGTCCCAAATATTTTATGATGTTTTTTCCTAAAAACTTAGGAAAAATCAGGGACTTTATGATAAAAAATACCGCAAGTGCGGTGTTTTCTCGATTTTATTTCATAAATTTGCAAGGATTATTTAATATATATTTCATGAGCAAATTCGTTATCTACCTCGAAGTCGAGCCGTACATGAAACAATGGCTTACCAATTCCTTTGGCGACCCTGTGGTTTTCCCTGCCTCAAGCAATGAGAATGCTGTCATACGCAGACTGACCACAAAGCGCCCTTGCAATAATGTGCCCGAACAACCTACAGAGAAATCCGTGGCCATTTGCATTCCTGCCTCCAAATACAAGAGTCCGGAGACATACAATTATTTGACCAGCTTCGGCAAGCAGGCATTGCTGGAGAGCCTTGATGACCTGTTCCGCAGCAACATGTGGAGCGACCTCGGAGACCTCAGCGATATTACCTGCAAGAAGATGTCCGCCTTCCGTGCATGGTGCCAAAACAAAGGCATAGACATAGACTATGCAGAGACCATTCGCATGAAATGGTATCGTATGCGAAAGGCATACCAGAAACAAGGGGTCAACCTCTTTACTAATAAAAGATGCCGTTATAACATAAATTAACGTCATAAAGTCATCTACTATACACCCCGTTTTTGAACAGCTGCGAACAGCTGCGAACAACTGCGAACAAACATGAAATATTTAACATTATGAGATATCTTAATCACATTACAAAAATTCAGAGGATTCTGACGTCCAAGTTGCCGTTTGAGTCGCTTCTTGGTCATAAGACATTTGCTCTGCCGACAAACCTGGAGTGGGAGAGTGTTACGTTCCAGCGCCCAGCTAAGTTGGAAATTACCGACAAATATGACGATAAAGTGCGGATATATACGCATAAACTTATATATCGCACATGTGAGGAGGACATCAATACTGCAGCCAAATATGCATATCTGCTTGAAGATTTGGATGGTCGAAGATACCTCATCGGTTCTTCAACAAGACCTTATCCGACAATTAATGTCTCTGAAGTGCATCCTGATTCTTATTCGTCAAGCACACTCAACGAAGTCACAGTTCAGTGGCAGGCATACCGCAAGGCACCGCGAATAGAGTGATTCTACGTATTTTATTTAGGCAATTGCCATGCTTATCTTTGCATCAAAAAAGATTAGCGCATGAAATACGGTATGATGATTTGCGGTACCATAGGTGCAGGTTATGATTGGTGGACTGGAACCTACGGCACACGCTCCAAGGATGTCAAGAATTACCTTGACGCACATTCCGATGAGGAGGTAAATATTGCTGTCTCGTCACCGGGTGGATTCGTTGATGAAGGTCTTACCATCTATCAACTTATCAAGGATCATGGCAATGTCAACGTCCATGTGTTGGGCATGACCGCTTCTATTGCAACCGTCCTCTGCATGGGTGCCAAGCACGTTACCATGAGTGTAGGCAGCACCATGCTTATTCATAATGCGTCAACAGGAGTCACTGTTTGGGAGTCTGCTAACAAGGAAAAACTTGACCTGCTGATTGCAAAATTCCAGAAGCAGCGTGATGACCTTGACACAATAGACAAGGTCATTGCATCTGTCTATGCTCAGCGATGCGGCAAGACATCTGAAGAATTTGTGACGCAGATGAACAAAGGCAGCTGGATGACACCAGAGATGGCTCTGGAGATGGGGCTTATTGACGAGATAAGAGATTTGGATGAGGAGGACAGCAAGAGACAGACCAATCTTGTCAAGAGATTCACCAATTCTTATTGTCAGAATTTGGGTCTCCCGCCAATCAAGGGCGAAACGGTTGAGAAACCATCAAAGAACTTCATGACACAAGTAATCGAAGGTGTCAAGGAGTTTTTCAATAACTCTAAATTAAATGAAATGAAGAAGAAATTCCTCAACCTTCAGAACATCCTTGACCGCAAGGATGATTTCGAAGTGACCGATGAGAAGATTACACTCACCGATGCAGAGATGCAGAAAATCGAGGATGCCATTGCCGAAAAAGAGAAAAAACTGACCGATACGGCAGCTGATCTCACTGCTGCTAACGACAAGGTCAAGGATCTTGAAACCAAATTGGCGGCAAAAGACAAGGACATCAAAGCAAAGGATCAGGAAATATCCGACCTCAAGAAGGCTCCAGGAGCCAAGACAGAGGAGCATCTGGATGAGGGTGTGCAGGATATTGATGCTGATCAGTTGTACCAAGCTATGAAACAGATTAACTAAAATGGCAGTTACTGAAGGAAGCACAATTCTGATTACTCCTGATTCACTCAACGCAAGCTATGCCAAGTATCGCAAGGACTTGATTCAGATGCCAACGCGAGCTTTGGCCGAGGTTGCCAAATACATGAGCCTTCGACTCGGTGTTCGTGGCAAGGAGACCGTTGGTGAGTTGAATGGAGACATGCAGATTGGTCCATACTCTCTTACTCGTGTAGATGAGAATGGCGTTACTATCACTGGTCGTACACTGGAGACATATTTGGGTTCTGGCGTTAAGCCATTTGAGCCTAATGCTGTCCGTGAGTCAATTTATGGCTCAAACGTTTTCCAGGGCGATGCACTCAAAAACCAGCCTATCACCAAGCTCGTTGGTGCTTACCTCTTTGCCAAGGTGGGTGAGAGTTTCTTCAATACGCTTTTTACAGCTAAGCGAAACCCTGGGGGTAAGAATACCGCAGATCTCTACGATGGCTTCAAGACTATCGCGAATCAGGAGATTAAAAACAAGAGTGTCTCTACAGAGAAGGGCAACCTCTTCAAAACTGAGGCCATCACAAATGTCAATGCTGTTGATGCTTTGGAGGCATTCTACGATGCTGCAGACCAGAAGCTCAAGAACACCAAGACATTCATGTTCCTGAACAGCTCTGAGTTGATGCGCTACGATCGTGCATACCGCAGCGTCTATGGTAGTGTCAACTACAACAAAGAGTTCGGCAAGTCGAAGCTCGACGGTTGCGACAACTGTACACTCATTGGCCTTGACAACATTCCTGTAGGCTTCAAGATCATCACACCTGGCAGCAACATGCTCATTGGTCTGGCAACTGAGGGCACCAACTGCAATTTCGAGTTCGAGAAGTCACTGATATCTCACTTCTTGATTGACTTCGTAGCTACCATGTACTTCGGTACCCAGTTCGAGTCTATCAGCAAGGAGCGCATCTTGTTCGGTTACGATGAGATTCCTGCAGCAGTATAGGAGTCTCTTCATACGATAATACATTATTATATATAATATGGCAGTTCAGCAAAAAAAATCATGCACAGAGTCAGCAGACCTCTACGAGGATCTCCTGAAGTGTCCTGGAGCAAAGCGACTCCCTGGTACAGGTCGTAAGGTCTATCTTGCACCACGTCGATGGATCACTCAGCTGGCTAAACCGCAGCTTGAGAAGGCAGCATCCATGAAGGACTACCTTGTTATCAAGGAGTCTCACACGATGGCTGCTGACAAGAAGTTCATTGTTGCATACTTGGCAACGGACAAGTCCAACTTCTCATCAGAGGCCCAGGGCGAGAATGGTTCTAAGACCATGCTCAACAAGCTCGCACTCACATTCCCTGGCACAGAGGAGGAGCAGTCTGCGCTCGCATCAATGCTCCTCAACGAGGATGTCATTGCTTTGATTCCTCAGCGCAACGGCAAATGCCGTCAGTTCGGTGATGACAACTTCGAGTGTTCTGTCTCACCAGCGCAGTCTTCAGGTTCGTCTGTCACAGACGAGACCAACACAACTGTTGAGTTGTCTGTGGGTTGCGAGACATTGCCACCATTCTATTTTGGTGACATTCCTACGTCTGAAGGCACATTCTCTGGTGAGACTGGTGAGCTGAAGACGGCACAAGCAGGTGATGTGTAAAGTTCATTACCAGATAGTTTTTTAACCATGTTCCTGGCGAGGCGGTGCTGTCGATGGCTCGCCTCGCTTTTTTTAAAGTTTCAAAATTATGAATGATGTAAATTTCACACAGAAAATCAAGCAGTGGTTCGATAGCGAACATACTGACGATAATATCCTTGATGGCGCCTTAATGCTCCTTCGGATCAATAACAACCGTCATCTCTATCAGCAGATTCTGCTGAGACCTCAGAAGATGCTTGACCATCTTGTCTATGAGCTGCAGAAGCATTATGGCTATCGCACAAAGGGCATGACTCTTGACGAAGTGCACAAGTTTGACGTTGAGGTTACACCTTTACTGCAGAAAGCGGTCGATTCCACCGCTGATGCTGACAAGCTCGCAGCTGAAGTCGCACCTCATCTGCCTTTTGTCGATGCAGAAAACACCGATTCCATCGATGCTTCTGCCATCATCGCCAAAGGCAAACGTGCAGATCATGACCAGCTTCCCGATGATATCAAGGAAATCTGGGAGGCAAACTGCCAAAGATGGAAGCGCATCAAGGAACTCTTCGAAGCATGCAAGTCTTATCAGTTGTCTTGTGACCGCTTCGAGGGATTGAATGCAGCCAACGACGAGTTCCAGAAGATGCTCCTCACTCTCAAGACAGAATACTATGCCTACAAACAGGGTATGGAGGCGTATGACCATGCTGTTCCTGGCACAGAGGAGAATACTGCCGAGGCAAAGACAGAAACGGTAGTCTCTGCCAATGCCATCGGCAATGCGCGTTCTTACATCGCCAAGAACCTCGATAAGTTGATTCAGCTGAAGGCTGATGGCAAGGAGCAGCAGGCTGAGAAACTGCAGGCCAACATCGAGAAGCGTGTGAACACCCTGCTCGATGCAAAGGCAGATATCAAGCCAGAGACTCTTGCCAAAATCAAGGAGGCTGGCATCGTGATTCCCGAAGAGGAGGTGAAGCCGGATGAGAGCCAAGCAGATTCAGCAGGCGCTGAAACCGCTACTGCAGAGTAGTTCTCAGGTCTTTCTTGGCCAAGGGCTTCACACCCTCGGCTTGTTGGGCTGGATATTGGAGCAGACAGGTGCAGCGCAAGTCGCTGTCACCACCTTCTCCACATCTGACGCATTCCTGTGCGGAATGATCAACCTGCGCAAGCGTGGGTTGATTCAACATTCAACGTTAGTGGCTGACGTCAAGGCTTCAGCCAAGACTCTCAAACTGAGTCGGCTGATGACGGAGGCTTTTGATGAGGTGAAGCTGACGCTTAATCACTCCAAAATCATCCTCGTCGCTAACGACAAGTGGTTAGTTACTGTGATTACATCTCAGAACCAGACTTATGGTGACCGTGCGGAATGCACATTCCTCACTACGGATAGAGATGTTTATCTCGATGTTCATAATATGCTTAATGATTTGTTAGATGATACGACAACAATTCCCTTATCTCGAGGAGAGCAAACTGCTCCTTCAGAATGTCTATGAACTCGGCAAGGCGTTGACACCTGTCGAGCAGGTGCCTATCATGATTGATTTGTCTGATGACGAGTCGTCAGCTCTGAAGCTTGAGCTGCAGGAGCCTCGCTCACCTTATCGCAAGCAATACCTGCTTGGACTGGCAGAGACCGCCAATGAGTTGCGCACATCCAATATCGCTCTCGCCAAGGTAGGTTCTCCTGGTGCATACCATGCTGTCATGTTGGAACTCTCGCAGATCATTGCCAATCTTGGTTGAATATGAGTCTACCAGTCAATGTCGATGACTACATGAAGTACATGCCTCTCAATGAGGATGAGCTTCAAGACCTGCATCTCTCTGCTGTTGTCAAGGCCAGGGTTGAGCGCCTGCGAGGCTGCTACGCCTTCTGGCTTCGCTATCCTCGCTACTCAGTGAGGGAAATGGTGGAGCAGGACAAAGCGATGTTCGGCATCAGCGAGAGTCAGGCATACGATGATATTCGTCTCTGCCAGCTCATGCTCGGCAACCTCAATGCTGCATCCAAGGAGTTCTGGCGGTGGAAGGTCAACCAGGAGATAGATGAGGATCGCAAGGCAGCCAAGGCTGCAGGTGACTTCCGGGCTCTCGCCTCGATGCAGAAAAACCGCATCAAGAACAACCGTACCGACTCACCTGATGAGCCTGATCTTGCTTTCGACAAGATTGTGCCTGTTGAGTTCATCATGACAGATGATCCTACAGTCATCGGTTTGCAGAAGATTCCAAATCTTCGGGCAAAAATCAAGAAAATGGAGAAGCGATACTCTATGCCTGACATAGAGGACGCTGATTTTGAGGAGTTGCCAAATGACGGGTCAGCCTAAAAAACTATTCTTCAACGATGTGCAGTCCCGGGTCTTGCAGCTTATGCCTAAAGACCTGGTCTGCGAGTGGGGGCGAGGCACAGGTAAGGGTGTGGTCGAAGCTGGTCGCATACTTTATGCGGTCCAGCACATGCCAGGATCATGCCTGGCCATGGTGGCACCTTCTGTCAAAAGATGCCAGACCAACATCCTTCCTTCAGCACTTGTTCACCTCGAGGAGTGGGGCTACAAACGCGACGTGCACTACATCGTGGGCAAGAAACCATGGAAGGCTTTACACTGGAAGGATCCACACTTCCAGCCGATGAACTGGGAGAATACCGTCGCATTTTACAACGGAGCTTATCTCAATATCATCTCGCAGGACCGCTGTGGTACATCTAACTCACTCTCACTTGACCACGTCTTTATAGACGAGGCAAAGTTCATTGATTGGGAGCAGCTCAACAATGAGACGCTCCCGGCCAACCGTGGTAACAAGCAACTTTTCGGTGACTGCTGCTTGCACCATGGTCTTACGATTACTTCAGATACCTCTGCAACCAAAAAAGGCTCCTGGTTCATGCAGTGGGAGAAAAAACAAGATAAGGAGCTGGTCGCGACGCTCGAGTCTGTCGTCGTGCAGCTCCATAGCATACGTAATAAGTTGGCAGCGCACCCAGAGCGTTACGACTATTATATGTCGCAGGTGCAGAAATACGAGAAGATTCTGCACTCTCTGCGTTCCTACTGCCTCGTTTATTCCAGATGCTCCAGCATCCAGAACCTGGCAGTCCTCGGGGAGGACTTCATCAGACAGATGAAGCGAGACCTCCCCAAGATGACCTTCCTGACAAGCATCATGTGCCAGCACGTGGGCATTGCACAGGATGGCTTCTATAGCGGTCTTGACGAGGATCGGAATTTCTATACCGCTCCTAACGTCACCTTTCTCGATGACCTGCAGTATTCCTTCAACCCGCATCATGACCAGCAGGACTGCCGCATGGATTCGGATATAGAGGACGGTTTACCGCTGATAATCGGTTCTGATGCCAACGCCAACATCAACTGTCTCGTTGTCGGGCAGGTGGGGTCTGACACGAAGCTGCGCATCGTCAACTCATTCTATGTGAAGTACGAGCGCAAACTTCCGGAACTGGCTCAGGACTTCTGTGATTACTATAGATATCTCAAGGATAAGCGAGTCATATTCTATTATGATGCCACTTTCGTAGGCAATGACTACGCTACGCACAACGAGAAATTCTACCAGATCATTGCCGGAGTCCTTCGTCGCAATGGATGGCTGGTGTCAGAGATTTATATCGGCAAGCCGATGAACCATCTCGAGAAGCAGCTGCTCATCAATCGCATGTTCAAGGGACATGCTCAGCACATGGTCCTGATTAACCAGGACAACAATGAGGACCTCATCATCTCTATTGAGAGTGCCGGAGTCTACAACAATGGCAAGGACAAGAGAGGTGAGAAGCTCATCGAGACTGATGAAGATCAGCTGCAGAACCGCACCGACTTCTCTGATGCGTTCGATACGGTGTGCATAGGTGCAGAGAAGTTCCCGCAGACAGCCATCTATATGGGTGGCCTGTCATGTTATAGAGGTTGAATACTCATTTTTTATTGTTTATAGTTTTTAAGTTATTGGTTTTTAATTTATTTTTGATTGAAGGCTGTTGCTCGAGAGAGTAGCAGCCTTTTATTTGTTCTTTCTGGTATGGGCAGCAGTCTGGCAATATCTGTCTATCTGTAACCGCTGATGGAGCATACTACAGCTATCACGACAACGGCAAGTTGTAGAAGGATAGGCAATTGCCACGTAAAAAACTCGTACATATTCCGCTATGGCGAGCCGTGGCAATTGCCAGCCAGCGTAGGGCGGTGTGGGGTAGCATTAAAGCTACGGGCACGCATTTTTGCACCAACTTTTGATAAAACGTTGTTTTTCAGTTGGTTGGCAAAAATGACCGTGGAAAATTTGTGCAAAACAGCACAAATTTCCAATCGGAATACTCCGATTGCCCCGCGAAAATGGCTGCTTATGACAATTTCCAAGTAAATTGCCACAAGAAACGAGCCATTTTCGCGGAAACCCCTACATTGCATTTCGGGGAAAAAGAGGTATTCTGATTTCTTGACATCATCCGAGAATGATGGGAAAAAGAGGAAAAACCGCGTCTGATGGGGCTGAAATGTTAAAGTTTAGTTATCGTAACAAAAAAGTTACCGAAATGTTTGGTAGTTTGTAACTTTATTGTTACCTTTGCATCGTCCAACAAGGACAAAGTGTTCTTTAAACATACTGAGTGATGAAGTACAATGAACTTTACAAGAAGTTGAGAAAGGCGGGATGCCTTCTGCTTCGTCATGGATGCCGACACGACATTTGGCAAAATCCAGCTAATGGACGATGCTCAGCCGTTCCCCGGCATGGAACTGAAGAGGTTCCGAAAGGAACTCTCAAATCTATCTATCAGAGACTTGGGCTTTAGCCCAGGTCTCTCTTCCATCAAAGTTTGGTGTGCGAGAAGAACACTTTTGATTAGATTTACACATTATTTTCATATAGTATGGCAAGAATAGTTACAGTAGTGGTGGAGTCTGGCAAGGGAGGCTTTAGCTGCTTTATGAGCAAGGATTCCGATGACCTCAATTTTGGCATCATTGGCGATGGTAAGACGGTGCAGGCTGCCATGGACGACTTCTATGTTTGCAGGGACGAGGAGAAAAAGTTCTTTGAGGAGGAAGGCAGGGAATTCCCTGACTTGGAGTTTAGGTTCGTTTTTGATGTCGGAGCTTTCTTCAATTACTATCCCCTCAGTATTTCTGCATTTGCCAAATATATTGGCATGAACGCTTCACTGCTCAGACAGTACGCCGCAGGCATTAAGGTGCCGCAGGCTAAGAGCTTGGAAAAAATAAGGCAAGGCATTGCCAAAATCAAAGGAGATATAGACACTGGTCTCTTGATAGATAAGCCAGTTCTACAGTATGTTTAAAGAATGACAACCACAATTGGTTGTGTTTCATAAAGTAATTAAATGAACTCTTGAGCCCTTGGTGCGAGATGCATCGGGGGCTTTTTCATGCCCAAATGTTAAAATATCAACAGATGTTGAAAATAATTACCAAAATATTTGGTTATTCAACAAAAGTTTATTATCTTTGCATTGTGTTAAGATATAAACAATATGGTAAAACGAAAATCAAAGGAACTCCAAGAAAATGAAGACGATTTGCTTTTCTACCTTGAGTATTGGAAAGAGTTCCCCAGTACTTTCAGAAAGGTAGCAGAAAAAGAAATCGCAGAGTTAGAAAACAAAATTAAAAACCAAAAATGAGCAAGTCCCCCTCGGGGGACGCTCTTTCACTTAAAAATATTAGATTATGGAATACAAGGAAATGATTGATAAGGTCAAGGCTCTTGCTGCACAGAACAGAGCTGCCAAGACCGCAGAGGACAAGGCTGAGGTTCGCCGTCAGATGGATGCACTCAAGGAGTCAGACCCTAAAGCTTTCGCTGTGGCTGTGGGATACATGGCTAAGAAGACGGAGGAGAGAGTCAAGGAACTGACCATGGCGGAGAAATTCGGAGAAGTGACAAGCATGCTTTCCATGGCATACATCGCCAAGGCTTACTTTGGCAAGTCTCGCTCTTGGCTCGCACACAAGATGAATGGCGACACCATCAATGGCAAGACGGCAGCTTTCACCAACGAAGAGCTTGTCACCCTCAGAAATGCATTGCAGGATATGTCACAGAAATTTAGCTCGCTGAGCCTAACCATATAGGCTTATGTCTTAACACACCGCCCCCGATGAGAGCTACATCGGGGGCTTTTACTAATAACTGATGGATGTTCTGAATATTGATGATACCAAGGCTGGAGCAGTCTTTCTGCTTCGCCAATTGGTCAAAGGTGATAATACGAGTATAGAACTCAGAAATAGCATGATTCGAGCAGACGTGGATGATAGCTATTTCAAGTTTATCATTGAGGGACTTAGCGAGGCATGCTACATCGAGGAGTCCTTCAGCATGTGGCGGATAACTCCCAAAGGGGTGCGATATCTGCAGGAATATGAGAGACGACTGAATGTTGGCTCGGATTGGTCGATAGAGGGCAATTCTTCTGCTCAGGAAAAGAAAAGAGAGGAAGAAATGCAGGATAAGGCGTTACAGAGGAGTAATGCCAAGTGGACTAAATATGGCTTCTTTATAACCCTAATATCCGCAATATTAGGCTTATTATACTTCCTTTGGGAGAACATATTGTAATGATTGCTATGGTGATGCCTTGGATGCAGAGGCATTGCCATAGTCTTGTATTGCTTTTTTCAAGATGCTTGATGCGTCGTTCGATTCTTTCTTCCATACCTTATTATATTAATGAATTCATCCGCAAAATTAATCATTTTTCCACCAATTCGCAAAATTTTCCTTAAAAAGCTTGGCACTTCCACTTTTTCTCTTTGTTTTTAGGATTATTTTCCTAAAAACTTAGGAAAATATTTGCTCGTTTCAGAAAATAATACTACCTTTGCCCATAGAAATACAGATGAGTCAGACACGGGCAGAGCAGGGCTTGTGAGTGGCAATTTAAGATATACAGCTGTGACCGACCTGTGCTGAAGGACTGCTCTCCCGATGCACAGGTCATTTTTTATTTATGGTTTACTCTGACAGACAGATGAGAGTAGCTGATGCTACAATTAAGCAACTTTTGGCAAATGAGACTTCAATGACCAGAGATTCGATGTTAGCCTATGTTGATGAGTTGTCTGATGACAGGGTTGTTGCCAATGATGTGGTGACTATGTTGGAGATTGATGGCTTGATAGTTTATACAGGAGATTACGATTGGAGGGTTCAGCTTACAGACAAGGGATGCAAGGCTGCACAAATGGGGTTGCTTAGATACCTTAAGCGACAAAAACTAATAGAGAAGATGAAGGAGTATAAACTGTTTGTCGGGATAGCCAGTGCTATAGTCTCTTTTGTGTCAATGTTGATAACGCTTGCTCTTACAATTTACAATGCTGTAAAATCATAAGGGCACATGCTACAACAGATATGATGGCGCAAACGGCATTAATCAGTATGATTAGAATGTCGTAAAATAATTCTTTTCTTTCCATACCTTATTATATTAATGAATTCACCTGCAAAATTAACCTTTTCCCACCAAAAACACAACTTTTTCCTGAAAATATTTGCCAGTTCCAAATATTCTCCTTATCTTTGCCGACGGTTAAAAGACGATAGTAGACTATCCGGCAGGGCGACCGTTTCGCCTATGGCTTCTTGGCCGCAGGCTTTTTTTATGCCTCGGGAATTCATTTCCCTAACTGGAGAAAAATATTTTCCCAACTGGGGAAAAAGGAAAACTCTATATGGCGGCTGCATGAACCGTAAGATTTGATAAGTCCTTCTGGATAAGTCATCGTCTTTTAACCAACGGGGAATGCAGCCGCCACCCTTTTGTACAATCGGCTGTTAATGGTTAAAAGACGATGCAATATGCAGAATTCTATTTTGATTCAGGATGCGATACAGGCCAAGCCTGCAGGCATCCCAGTGAACGAGGGGCTCAAGACCCTCAAGTGTGCAACCAAGCGCGAGCTCAAGCGACTCAGCCAGACCAAGAGCGAGACCTTCAGCATCCTCTGCGATGAGGAGGTGACCTACGGCGAGGTAGTCATAGCCATGATTGGCTGCGTGGCGCTCATGGCCATCGTGGCAGTAAGCGGATACTTTTTCGGAGGGGAGGTGATGTGATGAAAGACAACAATTCAAACAACATAGGGTTGCAGACCGACAACCCCATCACCGAGAAGTTTCATGAGCTCCTTGCTGCCAACACGAAAAAACTGAATGATCTTCGCTTAGAATACGCTCAGCGAATGGCCAAAGCACAGGATAAATACGATAAAGCCATGGCTGGGTGGCTCTCATTGGAACATTTTGAAAAAAGAGAGCTCGATAAAGCAAGAAAAGCGTATGAGGAAGCCAAAGAGAAATACGAGATTTATATTAGCGCTCTGCAAAATGACCGTCACAATTCAGGACGCATATACGCAGCAGCCAAGGCTGATGCCAAGAACTACTGGGCCACTGAGAATGAGAAAATACAGATCGAACGCCACAACATCTTCGAGCGCTTTAGAGATTCGCGTGAGGTGTTTACGGATGATGAAGCAGTCAAAGGACTCCTGCACCCAGGTTGGACAAAAGAAGACAAGAAAGGAGGCGACGATGGCGATAAGGAAGAATAAGCAGCTCACCGTTGCTTCTCTCGACTCAAGACGCAGACGCATTCATCTGCGTCTTGTGGAGAGATACTGGGAGCTTGACCGTGATTTCGTTGACCTGTGGGGGCTCAAGGAGCGGGCTGTGATAGAGTTGAAGCTTTGCCGTCGCGACAGAGTGAGAGACACGCAGAGAGACATCGTGCAGCGCTTGGAGCGAGAGCTGGCCAGCATCTCACGCCAGCGGGACAAATATGGCCGTTGGGCATCATGCATCTATTACTGGATGATGATCCACGACCTTGCTGCAGAGAGAGTGGCGCTGCGTCATCAATGTGATGAGGCAGCAGAAGAGTTACAAACCATTAATTTCGTATAATTATGCCAGAGACAAATAATTCACAATCAAGAATAATGCTTGATGCTTATTTCAAATTCCGTTCATCACTCCCTGCCAAGGACGAGGATGGGCGACCATACAAGAAGTCTTTCAAGACGACAGAGGAGATAGCCGCAGACTTGGCTACCATGGTGGTCATCGACTTCTCCGACATTGTCACATATATGCGGCAGCATGAATATGTGGTCGCAACGCAGCCTGATGGCACGATAGCATGGGCTATCTGGGAAAAAATGGTGGACATTTGATGATTTTCTCATAATAATCGTTTATTTTTGATTTTTTTTGCTACTTTTGTGGCAACTTAAAATTTTTGAATGATGAGCGGAGAGTGGCGCGTGAGCGTCGCTCTCCGTATTTTTATGTCCATACCCTCCATATTATCTTTGCATCAAAAAAGATAATATGACCATCAAATCAGCTCCGTCGGGCACATGTTTCCTTGAGAACCTCCGTGACCTCGACATCCTCACATCTATGAGCCGTGTGCTCGTCACTATCAAAATAGGCGATTCCACCGTCTATGATGAGTTTCTCTATCCTGCCGATGGAGAGATACAGCTGTCGGACCTCGCAGACATCTATCGGCCTTATGCCAGACAGCAGCTCATCGTTGACTCTGTCATCACCATCACGGAGCAGAAAGTCTCTACAGGTGTAGAGACCGATGAGGTGACGCAGAGCGACAAGAAGACTGTCAATCTCCGTGTCCTCTATGCCACCGTGGACATTCCAGATATCGACTGCCAGGAGTTCACGGACACGCATTTCCTCACCCTGCTGCAGGATGCCAAGACAACCTCACTTGGCAGACTGGAATATCTGCATTATCTCGGCACCGACGCAGCCTCCGTCACGGCATACTTCACCGACGGCACCAAGCAGCTCTTCACAGCAGAGGTGGTGGGTGGCAATGCCAAATACACCACCATCGACGTCTCACCTTCCAAGTTCTCGGTCAGAGACAAGGTGCTGTCATACATTGATGTCAAGGCCGGGGAGCGCCTTCAGACGTTCATCATCGACCAGGAACAGCCCGACTGCGCTCCGATACTCCTCTTCACCAACTCCTTCGGGTGCCAGGAACTCATTTACTGCACGGGCAAGCATGAGGTGGCTCCTGAATACACCCGTGATTCTGCAGTCATCGGAGGCAAGAACATCAACTACCGCATCACAGAGAAGCGCATCTTCAAGGCTGACACAGGACCGCTGACAACAGCCATGGCCAACTGGGCTGACGACCTCTTCCGTTCCGATGAGGTCTATATCGTCAATATCTATGGTGGAGAGGCTGCCGTCGGCAAGCAGGTTACCATTTCCGACTCCAAGAGCGACAATGACAACCTGCTCGAGACCATTCCTCGCTTCACCTTCAGCTATGCTTACTCGCAGCGCCAGCACAATGTCCTGGACATGCACCGTGCAGGCCGCATATTCGACAACACATTCGACAACACATTCAACTGATGAAGAGAGCAGCTTTCCATATCAATGAGGTTCTGAAGATGATGGACAAGGCCAAGGACGATCATGCCACCATCAGGCTTCGGGCATGGACCACCGACGGCAGAACCGTCAATTATGACGGATGGCTGGTGTCGGGTGGCAGCTGGCGTGGCGGCTTCCACCGCCTCGTGCATCCAGCCACAGGAGAGGTGCATACCCTTCCAGACGTTTTTATCTATGAATTTTTAGGTTTACCAGTATATCTATGAGCAAACAGAAATATTCCATGCAGCAGGTCGGAGCGCATGGTGACAATGAGCGATATATGCTCATGCCGACCACTGCGGTTGGAGGTTCTACCACCAACCAGGCTGCCATCGAGCAGCAGTATGGCAGAGACACCCATTTCCTCGAATCAGGCGAGGTGGGTGATGCCGTCTATTCGCCTATCACCGTCAATGGGCGAGACTATGAGTATATCCGCTATGGCGATGACAACGACATGCCTTATGAGCTGCAGCGTCTCCTTCGCATGAATATGATTGCGCAACGGGCACAGGCATTCAACGTGCAATGCTGTTATGGCCAGGGGGTACGTTTCGTTGATCGTGCGACAGGCAAGGACACCGATGATGCTGAGATCCGTGCCTTCTGTCTGCGCAACAGCGTGCATGAGATATTCATGGAGCAGGCCACAGACATGAAGTTCTTCTTCTGGAACGTCACCGTCATCATCCTCTCACGTGACCACTCCAGGATACTGCAGATGCGGCACAAGGATGTGTCCTACTGCCGTTTCGAGCGCCCCAACGAGAAGACAGGTCTCATCAATCACATCTTCTATGGCGACTTCCGCAAGGCGATGTCACCCATCAAGGCAGAGGCCATCCCGCTGCTTGACATCAACGACCCGCTGGGCGACCTCTTGGCACGCATGGGCAAGGGACCAGACATCTATACAGGCGAGAAACATCCTGCACCTAAGATAGGCCATGACTGCAAGTTCGCCATCGTGTCGCGCATTCCTACTCCTGGTTATCAGTATTATCCGATACCTTATTATGCATCCATGTTCGACGATGCGTGGTATGACATCTATCGACTCATCGGCATTGGCAAGCGCTACATGATCAAGAACACCTCTGCACCTCGCATTCAGATAGAGATACACAAGGATTATTGGATGAACCTCTGCAACGAGGAGGGCATCATCGAACCTCAGAAGCGCAAGCAGCGCATCGATGAGGAGAAGCAGTCCATCATCGACTTTGTCTGCGGCACGGAGAATGCAGGCAAGGCACTCATCACAGGATATTACTTCGACCCTAACGGCAAGGAGCAGCGCATGGTGCGCATCATCAACCTCAATGAGAGTGGCAAGAAGGAGGGTGGCGACTGGGCTGACGACATGTCGGAGGCTTCCAATGCGCTCTGTTTCTCACTTGGCGTGCATCCCAACTTGGTGGGTGCTACACCGGGCAAGAGCCAGATGAACAACTCGGGTTCCGACAAGCGCGAGCTCTTCATCCTGAAGCAGTCGCTCGAGAAGCCTTGTCACGACATCATGGTCAAGCCATACCATGTCATCTTACATTACAACGGATGGAGCGAGCGTGGCATCACCGTCGACGTGCCTATGATAGAGTTGACAACACTCGATAAGAATAAGGACATGCAACAATCATCAGTTAAAAATAACGGCAATAACAATGAAGATGGAAATCAATAAACAGGATTTTGACGATGCCATCTTGGTGGCAACGTCATCCAATCCGGAGGTCTTCAATTTGGTGAGACCTCATTTCTCGACTACATATAACCGCATCAAGCGTTTTTGTCTCGGTGATATAGGTGCTGAATTCTTCGATGAAAACGAGGATTTTCAGCCATTACTCAAGAGATGGGTCTGTCTTGAGACATTTATTACGGTGGTCCGCCACCTTGATCTTGTACTCACTCCTACAGGTTTCGGTGTCGTGAGCAATGGTGAGGTCTCTCCAGCTTCGGCCGTGAGAGTGGAAAATCTCATCGAGCAGGTGAAGCAGGCCAAGTTGGCAGCTGAAGAAGAGGTTGTGTTCGTACTCGTTGAGAATACCGAGGGCTGGGGATTAACCATGCAGGCAAAGCTCTGCATCCCATGCCTTGTATGGGGGTACAATGACTACATGCAAGAAGCCTCACTCACCAAGCTCAACTCAGCAGACTGGGATATTGCCCGCAAGAACATGCGTCTTGCTGATGAGATCATGCGTCGTCGCTTCTCTAACGAGCAGATGGACGCTCTCCTCGATAAGTATCGCAGAGGCGTGTCTTGGACAGAGCCGGAGCAGAAAGCGGTCTGTCTGATTCGCAAATATCTCGTTGACTACAACAATCCGAGCTGTTTCAAGCCAAATGACATGAAGCAGACACTTGACAGGATTCAGATGGTTCTTGACGGAGATGCAGAGACATTCGCACTCTATCAGCAATCAGCAGAGTATGAAAGCAATCATTTCAAGCCTTATGAAAACAAAAAATCAGCACCTGCCTTCCTATTCAATGCATGACGGGCAGATCAATCTTAACATCACAGCGCCAAAGTCATGGCGTGAGTTGTCGCAGGATGAGCTTCGCTATACGCTTTTCCTGCTGACCAGATTTCAGGAGCCATTGACGGTCAAGACATACCTGTTCTGCAGACTGGCTGGCATTGAGATCATCAAGCATACCCGTACAGGATGGAAGTGTTCCGTCCTGTGCCGGGTGGATGGCAAGTCAAGACCAAAGCGCAAAGTGATTTATCTGGAGACAGAGATAGTCCTATCTTTGCTCTCACAATTCGATTTTATCGATGGATTCGATAATTTTCAGCCTTTGCAGGCCATATCTGGCTTAAAAGCCGTCACTACCATCCGAAAGATAACATTCCAGGATTACCTCTTTTCTGAGAAATATTATCAGCTGTACCTCATGCATAAGGAGGACAAGTTCCTTCAGCAGTTAGGATATCTTCTGTACAGGGATGAGGATGGCAAGCGTGATGACTCAGTGAATTTCACCGCAGAGGAGTTACTCGGAACATTTTTATGGTACTCAGATTTCAAGCAAGTGGCTGCTGCCAATTTCCCTCACTTCTTCAAAAACACGAAGGAGGGCGAAGAACCGACCATGGAGGATATCACCATGGGCATACGTGCGCAGGTCAGAGCACTCACCGATGGCGACATCACCAAGCAGCAGGCTGTCTTTGAGACCGACTGCTGGGCAGCACTGACAGAGTTGGACGAGAAGGCTCGGGAGGCTGAGGAATACAATGAAAAAATGAAAAGCTTATGACAGAAAAACAGTTCGATGCTATCGGATATTTCAAACAGTTGACAGAGGAGAACAACACCTGCCGACTGCATAATTTTGTCGCGACGACATGCAGCGGACCAGATACCGTGCAGGGAGTGCTGCAGCAGTTTCGCACAGCCTCCAACTTCGTGATGGTCTCTGATACCGTTGACTCCAATACCCACTCTGTGGGTGATGGCTTCTTCGACCGCAACGTGTTCACGGTCTGGATTCTCGCTTCATACAAGCGTGATGACATGGCAGACCGGGAGGAGAAACTGAATATCTGCAGATATATCTTCCGGCTGTTCCTCAGTCGTCTTCTGCATGACAAGGAGTATCAGAAGTTCGGTGACCAGCTGGAGTATCTCAATCTTAATCAGGTCTATTCGACAGAATTAGGGCGCTACTCGATGAACGGATGCACAGGCCTTTACTTCATGTTGACATCTGACGAGCCTACCGACTTACAATATGATGAGAACTTATGGCAGAAGTGATAGACGAACTCCTCAAATACGAGAAGGGGTGGACGGAAAATATGGCTGACTATTGGCGCGAGCGCATGGAGCGCTTGCGCACAATAGATACGGGTGCGCTCTATGCGTCCATCAAGGGCCACCTTGAGCAAGGCACAGTGACCACCATCGAGCATACGTTTTTGCAATATGGTATCTATGTGGCTGCAGGAGTTGGACCTGCACACGTCTGGAAAAAGTGGACAGAAGCACAGGGTGGTGAGAAAATCATGCGTCAAAATGATGGAGATCTCGACTTCCTCAACAAGCAGTACAGAGCCGAGCATGAATTGGATACCCCCAAAAAAGTGGGTCCTGCCTGGGGCGGTCGTGTCGCTGGTGGCGTGCCGAAAGGCAGGCGTGACTGGTTCTCGGCTAAATACTATGCCTCTGTCATGAAACTCAACGAGCATGAGGCTGATTTCTATGGCGAGACATACAATGGACTCATGGCTTCAGCATTGACAGAGATATTCAAGGGCATAGGCGCAGCTCGCAACCTCTGAGTCGTATTTTTAACGATTTCATCGATTTCTTATCTTTGCAGAAAAAGAAATTATGGCAGATCAATTGAACAAAGAAAAACTTCAGCAGGAGTTTGAGCAGATTCGTGACGAGCGTCGCAAGTCTGCCAATTCAGCGGAGCGCATAGGCAATGCGTTCCTCTCTTTGCTGCATTTCAATACAGAGGTGGAGGACAGACGATATCTGTCCCGTGAGCATGATGATACGGCAGGTGGTCTCATCACCTTTGCCAAGGGTCTTGTCTCCAAGGCTCTCGCCAAGCTCGCTTCTCTCTTCGTTTCCGGCAATACGCAGCTGGGCGAGAATGGCACTCAGACAACATTCGGCAATTACAAGACAGAGTCTTCTGGCGCATCCATTTCCGTAGCAGAGGATGGCACGTCAACGGCTGAGTTTGATTTCCTCAACATCAGACGTGCAGCCTACTTCCGTGAGATTACCATCAAGGAACTGAGGCATGTCGGAGGCGAGATGGCGCTGACAGCAGCTGCCATGGTCTGCTCCAAGGTCGAGTGGCTCAATGCTCGTGGGCGTGTTATCACGGCAGGCACACCGACCTTCTACAAGTGTTATTTCGAGACCACAGACGGCAAGCGACATATATACCAGGAGTTCGTTGTCGGAGACCAGGCACGATGCCAGCAGTTCCGCATCGAGTCTGGTTCTGCCTCATTCTCGTCCACCAAATACTATTGGCGTCTGGTCACGGCAGTAGGGGACAACTACATCATACTTTCCAACCAGGATGGCAAATATGATGGCGATGGTGAGCCTGCAGTGGGTGACAATATCGTGCAGCTGGGCTTCCAAGGGGCAAACAACCCAATCCGCACATCAGCCATCGTTCTCTCAGCCACGGCAAGCGATGCGCCATCCACAAAATATTATCAGGGCATCACATCTTTCTCACTGCAGGATTGCGAAGTCAAGGATGAGGGGTTCGAGGGCGGTCAGTTCCACTCTCGCATCTACGGCACCTACTATGTGGGTGACCGCGAACAGTCCAACTATATCTCATACGACCCGCTGACCAAGACTGCAACCTTCAAGGGCGTGGCCATCTTCGAGCCGGGTACCACACTGCCTGACGGAACGCCCATCGAGCAACTGCAGGATCTTGGCATCAAGAGTGGCAACCTGCTCCTCAATTCCGGATTCACGGGCGACTATACATCACAGCAGTTCGACGATAAGGCCGAAATCAGCGATGATACCGCTATTTTCAGTGATTCTGCTAAATTTTGGGAGACCAAAAATGCTGAATTCATCGAGACTGATGAAAGCGCCTCTAACCATGCTGTGACCCTCACTGATGGTAGTCTTGCGCAGCAGCTCGCTGTTGGCCTTGTTGCAGGTGATAAATACACTCTCTCCTTCAAGGCTTGCGGATCATCGCTCCGCTTCACTGTCGGAGGTTACAGCGAGACCATACAGCTCACAGATGAGCTGAAGAGATACTCGGTCATCTTCGTCTGCTCTGATACAGAAGACAAGCGTTTCCGCATCTTCGAGACATCAGCGACCTTGATGGAGGTCACTCTCAACCAGGGCAACCTTCCTGTTCAGTGGCAGACAGCCTTTGATGATCACGACAAGGTACAGGCAAGCTTTGAAGCTTTCAAATACCTCACCTCTGCCATCACAGAGGCTAAGACTACCGTCAATGGCGGTCTTGTCATGACGCAGGACATTCGTGTTGGCCAATACCGCAACGGCAAGATGGTCAAGGAGACAGGAGGCATGAGCGGCTACGCAGCCACCAAGAACTCACCGTTCATCTGGGGCGGCGGCAGCCTCTTGCAGGCGTTTCGCACCATCGGCAAGTACATCAATGATCCAAACTATCAGGCGACCGACGAGGAGCTGAAGGAGATGTGCTCCTTCGTCATCACCCATGGCGGTCGTGCCATCCTCAATGATATCATCCTCCATGGATATATCTATGCCAAGGGAGGTGTCCTTCAGTCAGTCCGCTCGCCCAACGGCAATTTCTCAATCGATGAGAAGGGCAACGTCACACTGATGGGCAATGTAACTGCGACGTCTGGTTCTTTCGGAGGGTTCAAAATTACGGATAAGCAGTTGCATTCTGAGGGCGATGGATATACATTTGATATCTATAAAGATAGAATGGAATATTCAGATCTGAGGAACAAAACAATGTGGACTCTTAATTCCACAAAGGAAGGTGGGCTGAAGATGACAATGATGAATGAGAATTCAGTCATGGATTTTGTTGTAGGCCAATATGGTTATAGTAGTCAACAGAGTGTCGGAGTTGTAATCAATGGAGGCAATTACCATGCCGAATTTTCACGGAACTATTTTGGAATTTTTGTTAACAAAAGTAGCTGTTGCTTTGATTTTGACATCAGTGAAAGCTTTGGTAATATGTGGCCGAGAATTCCTTTACCTGATGCAGGTATGAGATGTATAGCTGAGAAAAATCAGAAGAAACTGGTGTGGAAGATCGGAGGTTTACCAACAAGCGGAGACAATCTTGACAAAGGATCAGTCTATGTGGAGAATGGATACTTGAAGATAAAAACGGAATAAATATGGAAGATCTTAACAAAGTCCCATCATCGGGCACAACTTTCGGCAATGTCGTGGAGTCCATCAACGCCAATTTCGGCTTGATACTCACCGCCATCACTGAACTGGAGCAGACCAACAAGCGCAAATACCTCTTTTCAAATGAGGCAGAGCTGAAGGCTACCTATCCTAATCCCGACAAAGGCGATTATGCTTTTGTCGGAGAGTTGGCCAATGCCATAGTCTATAAGTGTACAACTGCAGGAACCTGGACCAATACAGGCGAGAAGTGGAATGTTGGCGGCACCATCGATGTGACCGCATACGTTTCTCCTTCAGATCCGATTTCAGACCTTACGCAGCTTGTCGCTACCAAGGTGCGCATGCTGCAGAACAAGGGTGAAGTGTTCCTTCCGGCTACCTCCACCAAGGCGGTCCTCGACCCCGACACCAAAAAGGTGCTCTCAGATGAGCTGACCGAAATGCGCTCCAAGGACGAAACCTTCGAGCAGCACGTTTCCTCACAGGCTGGTACCAACAAGGCACTCGCAGACAATATCAGCGCACTTGCCAAGAAGACGACAGAGCATTTCGATAAACTCGAGGGCGGTGGCATTACTGAAGATATGCTGAGTGATGGTCTGAAAGAGTCCATCCAGTCCTCTGCAAGCGGCAAGGGTGGCAATACCTTCAATGTGACAGACCAGGTGCCTCTTGAGTCTGGCTTCTATACTCTCGAGACAGCCATTGCTGCCGTGCCGGAGAAAAACCGCTCCAAGGGTCTCTGCATCACATTCGAGGCATCACAGGGCAAGTGGCTGACCAAGCAGTTTATCGGCACAGATACCACATCGTGGGATTCCACCGCCTCATGGGAGGACTTCGGGGGAGCTGGAACCGTCAAGCAGGTGACAGTCAACGGAGAGAAGAAAACACTGGATTCTACAGGTAATGTCGACATTACCATACCAACCGTCGAGGTCGATGAGACGCTTGATCAGGAGAGCACCAACCCTGTAGAAAACAAGGCTATAGCAGCCAAACTGAATGAGATTGAAGGCAACACCCTTTCCTCCACAGATGTCGAGGTGAGTGATGATGGCTCGACCGTTCATGTCTCGCTAAAGAACAAAAACAACGGTGAAATCACGAGTTTTGACGTCCCAGCAGGGGGCGGTGGCGGTGGAGGTGAGACCTCAACCACCAAGATAGTTCTTTCGGCCGTTGTCAACAACAGCATTGTCAAGCGTGGTGGCAGCTCCATGCTGACTTACACATACGACCACCAGTACAGCTCTGGTGATGAGAAGGGGCAGTCAACAGGTCAGAAAGCAACCATCAAGGTGCAGATGAAGTTAGGCGCAACGACCATATATAGTGATACCATCGAGGATGTCAGCAGTGGCAGCTATCAGCTCGACTTAACAAAATATCTGCAGCTGGGCACAACTGACATCTACGTCATTGCCTCCACAACAGATCCTCTGACAGGCAACAAGCAGACCAAGCAGGCATATACGTCCGTCAAGGCAGTCACGCTCTCGCTGGCATCATCATTTAATATTGCCGACTGCGTGGCACTCGGTGGATATGCTGATGATGAGACGGTAAACATACCGTTTGCCGTCAGTGGTTCTGGCACCAAGGTGGTGACATTATATGTCGATGGCAAGCAGCGCAATGCGCAGACCGTCACCCGAAGCGGCACGACGAATAGCAGTTTCAATCTGGCGATGACTGGCTTGGAGAACGGCAGACATACTGTTCAGATGGTGGCTGAGATGGAGGCAAGCCCAACGCTGACCCTGCGCTCTGACAGCATCTACTTCGATATACTGAGAGGTACTGCCGAAGCACCCTATATCGGTGCCAAGATTACTTCTGCAGATGGCACCATCTTTACTGACGATCATCTTACGCCAACCATCAAGGCTGGGCAGTATGAGCAGATGTCATTTGAGTTCGTAGCCTATGACCCTGCCACAACACCAGCTTCGATGTCTGTCTATCGAGACGATATCAGGACTCAGACGGTCAGCGTGCCACGCACTTTGCAGACATACACCAATAGATATCTCGACCAAGGCACAATCAGCATGCGCTTCGAGGCTGGCGCAACATCATACCAGTTCTTCGTTGAGGTGGAGAAAAGCAGCGTGGATATTGTTGAGATCACAGATGGCCTCCAGCTGAAACTCACCGCTTCTGGCCGTGCGAGCAGCGAGGCTGACCCAGCCGTATGGCAATATGGTGATATTGCCACAAAGTTCAGCGGCTTCGACTGGACGTCAAATGGATGGACTGGCGATGCACTGAAGCTGACCAATGGAGCCAATATTGAGATTGGCATCAAGCCATTCTCATCTGATGCGACAAGCACAGGTGCCACCTATGAGATGGAACTGATGTGCAGCAACGTCACAGACCGTGACGGCATCATCCTTGACTGCATGGCTGATGGAGTCGGCTTCCAGATGACTACGCAGGAGGCTAAGATTCGCACGACTGCAGGCACGGAAGTGAGCACCAAGTTTGCGGCAGACATGAACTACAAGATTGCTTTCATTGTCAGCGGCAAGGGTGGCAACCGACTCCTGCAGCTCTATGTCAACGGCATCCTGTCAAGTGCCATCCGATATGCAGCGACTGATTCCATGATACAGCAGACACCTGCTGATATACGAGTGCTATCTGATGATGCTGATGTTGAATTGCGCAATCTACGCATATATAACCGGGCACTCAACGACGATGAGGAATTGTCCAACTACATCGTTGACCGCAAGACAAGCGACGAGATGGTTGTCCTATTTCAGAAGAATGCTGTCATGAATGACGAAGGCACAGATGTGGATATTGAGAAGCTCAGAGCACAGGGCAAGGGTGTGATGCGCATTGTCGGTGATATCGACCTGCTCAACCAGACCAACAACAAGAAGTTCGAGATTCCTGTTGATATCTACTTCTACTCGCCATACGGCAAGCAGTATGACTTCGTTCTCAAGCAGTGCGGACTCCGCATTCAGGGTACATCATCCACGACATACGCTCGCAAGAACTACCGCATCTACCTGAGCCGTAGCGAGAAGTATGGCACGCAGCTCTTCATCAATGGTGTGCTGCAGGAGGACTTCCTTTATTCCTTCAAGCCAGGAGCAAGACCAGTTGACATATTCTGCATCAAGGCAGACTTCTGTGATTCATCGTCAACCCACAATACAGGAGCGGTGCGCATCGTCAATGACGTGTTCAAGCGCTGCGGATGGCTGACACCTCCACAGGCAGCCTATAAGGGTGAGTATGACGTGCGCATTGGTGTAGATGGCTTCCCTATCGACGTATTCTACGACCAGGATGGCGATGGCACGAATGCTTATCTCGGCAAGTACAACTTCAACAACGAGAAGTCCGGATCTGCTATTGTCTATGGCTTCGAAGGCATAGAGGGCTTCAATGACGAGGCAACCTTGGCAGGTCAGCGCAACAAGTGCATCTGTCTGGAGTTCCTCAATAACTCTGAGCCTATCTGTCTCTTCGGCACGGCAGATCTCGCACGCTTCGATGCTGCGCTGGAATTCCGTTTCAAGCCTGATAAGACTTGGGATACAGCCGATCCTGAGGATAAGGCAGCCGTGCAGAGACTGTGGCAGTGGATATACTCCTGCAAGGGCAATCCGACCAAGTTCCAGGCAGAATGCCAGGAGTACTTCTTGAATGAAGCTCCATTCGCCTGGTACCTCTTCACAGATTACTTCATGGCATTGGATAACCTTGCAAAGAACATGATGCTCGTCACATGGGATGGTGTGCACTGGATGTTCATACCTTATGATATGGATACCCTTTTCGGCCTGCGCAATGACTCATATCTCAAATATGACTATACCATTACGCATGATACATTCGATGACAGCATCGGCAGCTATGCCTTCGCTGGCCATGATAGCATATTGTGGGAGCTTGTCAGAGCATGCCCGGACAAGTTGCGAGAGGTCGCAGAGACCATCCGCAGCAATATGTCACTCGATTATGTCCTGCAGGTGTTCAACGAGCAGGAGATGGGCAACTGGTGTGAGCGCATATATAATAAGGATGGCATCTTCAAATATATCACTCCGCTCATCGAGGGCATCAAGACCACGACGGGCACAATGACCTACGACTATCTCTATGCACTGCAGGGTAGCCGATATGCTCACCGTTGCTACACCATCCAGAACCGTTTTGCCCTGCTCGACAGTCAGTATGTCTGCGGAACCTACCGCAAGGACAGTTTCGGCTGCTACTTCGGCTACAAGTTCGGATCAGACAACCGAAAGATCAAGATAACCGCATCAGAGAGGTATTATTTCGGTTATGGTTATACCTCCGGCACTCCTCATCAGAGCGCAGTGCTCGCAGCCGACAAGGGCTCACAGGTGCAGCTGGTCCTCGACACAGACCTCATCGTCAATGACCCTCAGTATATCTATGGTGCATCACGCATCATGGGCCTTGACCTGACAGATGTCAGTCACGCTATCCTGCAGACACTCAACCTGAGCAACCTCACGGCACTCACCACACTCGATATCAGTTGCGCTGGCACACAGACAACGCTCAACAACCTGATAGTGGATGGCTGCAAGAACCTGCGATCTCTCAATATGGGCGGTCTGAAGAGCACGCAGCTCACTGGCATGGATCTCACCCATAACACCAAGTTGGAGACCTTCCTGGCATCAGACACGGCACTCACAGGTGTCACCTTTGCCAAGGGTTCACCGCTTGTCAAGGCGGTTCTGCCTGCAACATTGCAGACACTCGATCTGCAATATCTGCCGAAGCTGCAGGCTGCTAATCTGACACTCGAGGGCACAGATAGCATCACACGTCTCGTCATTGACAGTTGCCCCGGCATCGAGTGGACGGCACTCAGAGCCAAATGCCCTAACGTCAAATACCTCCGTGTGACAGGCATCAACGAGGAGGGTGACGGATCACTCCTGCGTCAATACATGGAGATGGGAGGTGTTGACGAGACTGGCGGCAATGTGGATACCTGCCGTCTGGTCGGTACTTACCAGCTTACACAATACATCGATGATGTGGAGTTCCAGAAGTACCAGCAGCATTATCCCGAGCTCAACATCATGCAGCCACCATACACCATGGTGGAGTTCGATGATAGTGTTGCTGACGATGCCAACGTCAGCAACCTCGACAACGAGACTGGATACAAATATGGCAATGCATATCAGCCATCAGGTCACATCAAGGTCTATCTGAGTCAGCGTCACAGAGTGTTGGCCAAGATTACCAAAAAGCCTACGCAGGTGAATGTCAAGATGGGCGGAATAGATACCGTCATGAACAAAACGGATGGTGAGGCAACTTACTATCCACTGCATGACGAGAATTCCAACTACTATGCTGATGCAAGAGAGGTGAGAGATTGTTCCGCAGCAAAGCTCGACAGCACAGAGGGCGATGTCATGATGCGCGAGCCACACAAATGGTTCAAGGGCATCAATGATTACCTCAACAAGAAGCATTATTCCTGTCTGAGCGTCAACAAGGGTGTTCCTTCCGTCTCTGTTGATACTATCCAGATGACCATTGATGAGATCAAGCAGACCAAGGGCGGATGGCGTGAGGGTTATAAACTTACAGCCAACAAGCCGACACTCAGCGAGTCATATGTAGCTGACAGCACCTATGCCGTCATCAAGGTTGATGTGTCCGGATATAGCAGGGCGCGTTTTCCGACAGTGCCTGGCACAAACATGGTTTGTTCGCTCTTCCTTGCAGAGGACGGAAGCGTTCTCAGTAGTGTGGTCGTACCGACCATCAACCTCACATTTGAAAAGGGTCAGTATATTATTAAAGATATACCTGAAGGTGCAAAGACACTTTGTGCGACGGTGTGGAAAAACACACCGGGCGACAAGGTCGTTTTGAGCAATTCAGACAAGATTGAGGACATGGAGCCAGACTGGGTGGAGGTGGATGAATATCTCTGCGCTGTTGTCGGCAGCACGGTTGTCGGTGACAAACTCCGAGCTTGCGTGTCTGGTGGCTCAACCACATCTAACATGATGTGGTCAGATTTCCACTATTATTCTGTCCTGCGAGGCATGCAGCAGATTGACTTCGGCATGCACAGCGACATCGCCAACCTCTTCTTCATGAAGTATGGCCGTCGCAACTCTCAGGAGCAGTGCGGTGCAGGTTCGCATACCAATGTGCGCACGACTGGCGGCACCATGTCACACGGCATGACAGATACTATAGGCTTCGTTGCGGCCAAGGCGGTTAATGCGTCCGTGACAAACAGTATTACAGACAATGGTGTGCATCAGTTTGCCTGGTATCTGGAGGGCGATGAAGAGAGTGGTACCTGCATCGTCAAGCAGGTGAACAACATCTGTTGCTGCGGATATGAGGATATATATGGTCATAAATATGACATGATGGACAACTGCGATGTTCCTCAGGATAGTGCTCATCCTGGCATGCTTCGCATATTCATGCCAGACGGCAATATCAGATATATCAAAATATCAGGATATAATGGCATCTGGATTACGAATGTATATCATGGTCAATATGGAGACGTTATAGCTGTCGGAAGTCCTACAGGTTCGGCCAGCACATATTATGGAGACTATTATTATTATAGCAACGAAGCCAACCGTGTGCTCTTTCGGGGTTACTACTATGCGTATGCGTATGGCGGTGTCTCGTGCGCGAGTGCGTATTACGGTGCCTCGAATTCGAGTGCGTACTTCGGGTCG